GACCTGGACGCGGGCATAATTTCCGCCGGCCATCTCGATGCCGCCGGTGACGGCATCCGCCGTCGGTGGAGCGACGAATAGCGCCAAGAACCGCGACGCCAGCGCCGGCATCGGCGCATTGCCGGTTTCCCAATTCAGCACGTTCTCGGCCGAATAGTCGGATAGACCGCTCATGATCTCGTTCTCCTTGATAGGGATGCGTAGGTGGAATTTGCCGGGTTGCCAGCGACAACCTGCGGCTGTTAAGCTTGGCTACGGAAGGAAACCGCCCGCGTGGATGCGATCAGCCAAATGTCGACGACGCTCTTGAGATCCGCCGAAAACGAGGCCTCGATTTATGTCGGCTCGCGAAGGCTAAGGCTCGTCGGCACTCATTCGAACTACATGCGCGGACTGCGACGCTGGCGCGGTTTGCGGACCTGGCGAGCAGATAAAACCGCGATCGCAGCGGCGGCTATGACGCTTTCTCGCGGATCGTTATGCCTCGACGTTGGCGCCCATATCGGTTTGACCGCCATTACAGTTGCGGTCCTGCGCCCTGATTGCCGCGTCGTGGCGTTCGAGCCGCAGCCCATGGCGCAAGAGTGTCTCCGGCAAAACCTCGCAGCGAATGCGATTACCAATGTTGAGGTGATCGACGCGGCGGTAGCAGATTTCTCCGGCCCGCTCTCATTCAGCGATAATGGGCCGTGGTCGGTCGCCAACCGCGGCACCGTAGCCTGCAAGGCTGTCCGATTAGACGATCTCGGTCTCGGCGCGCCAAATTTCATCAAGATAGATGTAGAGGGCTTTGAACCAAATGTTTTGGCCGGAGCGCGCCGACTGATCGCAGAGGCGCAACCCCTAGTCTTTATGGAGTTCTGCCCTTGGACATTGCTTCTGCACCATTACGATCCGCTGACCTTCGCCACGTCGATCTGGTCAAATTTCGACGTGCTGCAGGTCTTTCATCGCGAGCGAGCGCAACCCTTGCCGCATGACCCGCAAACTTTTCTGCACGTCAATTTGATGCGGCACGAATGCGTAAGTGATCTTTTGCTGCGACCAAGAGCTCCGATCCCTCCATTAGAGCAAATGGTTCATCATCGCACATCGAACTAAAACTCGGTCGTTTCGTCGATCAGCGTCGATAAGATCAGAGCCGCGCGAACAGGACCGCGGTGAGCGAAAGCTGGGTGTTGTTGTGCGCGGTGCCGGAGCCGGCGGCTTGGGTCGAAATGCCGGTGTCGGCGGTATCGACGCCGACGCCGGTGCCCGATGAATTGTTGCTCACGCCGGTGCCGGATGAGTTGTTGCTGATGCCGGTCGTGGCGCTGCTTGTGGGTTCGTTGACCCAGAGAGTGCTCTGGTTGCTGGCCTCGATGTTGGTCCCAAAAACCCCAGCATTGGAAGCATAACCAGGGACCGTGTGAGAGTGCCCCGGATCGGTATGCGAGTGGTCGTGGCCCGGATCGTTGACCGAGTGGTCGTGGCCCGGATCATTGACGCCGTGGCTATGACCAGGGTCGTTGACGCCGTGATTGTGCGAAGCGAGCTCGCCGGTCGCCAGCGCGTGCAGCGACTCGCCGAGCGTCGAGCCGAACATATTGGAGGCGCCGGCGGTGATCGGCACGCCGCTCAAGCGACCCGTCGTCGCGGCGCCGCCCATGCCGTCGACGCCGATCAGCGACTTGCACTGCGAGTCGGGCAGCTGGATCGGCTTATTCGCCGTCCAGTCCGCTGAGGCCGAGCCGCCGCGGCCGCCGGTGACCGGGCAGAGCGTGTTGGAGAAATTGTTCCAGAGCAGATAGTAGAGCTGCTGGCAATCGGCGTTGGCGCGGGCGGTCGCCGCCGAGGAGGCGCTGCCGATGGTCAGGCCGTTGAGCGGCACCCAACCGGTGAGCGTCGTGCCGGCGAGTTTCCATTTCAGGTCGCCGGTGCCGCCGGCGTCGCCGCGCGGGATCTGGAATTCGGTGCCGTCGTAGGTCAGCGCCGCCATCTGACCCGCGACCAGGTCATAAGGATTGAGCGCGCTCAAGTCGGAACGCGTGAGGTTGAAAGTGCCGAGATTGCTGGCGCCGTTATAGACCTGGATGGTCGCCGCCCCGGTGATGGTATAGGCGACCTTGGTGCGGATGATGGAGCCGGCGCCGAGCGTGAAGCCCGGCTGATTGACGTTGACGATCAGCGCATTCTGCGCGCCGATATCGGCGGCATAGGGCGGCGCTGCGGCCTGGATGGCCTGCAGCAGCATGTTCGCATTGGTATTGTCCTGCGGGATGTTCTGGCCGGTGACGGCGGCGCGGAGCATCTGCAGCAGAAAATTGAAAAAAGAAGCGCCGTAGGCGGTCCCATCATTCGCGGTCGGCGAGGAGCAGTCCTTGAAAAAGGTGTTGCTCGACCCGAACACCCGCGAGTCCGCGGGCATGGCGGTGACCGAGTTTGCAGCATTGGCCGGGCCGAAGAGATCGGTCATGGAGTGCTACCGCGATGTGGGAAAGGAAAAAATCAGCTAGATGCTGATGCGGGCCCGGCCGGATGCTGCGGCCGTGCCGCGGGCGACCAGGGCGACAAAGGCGGAAGAGTTGTCGGTGACGTAATTAACCGTTAGATGCGCCTGCAGAATGCGCTGGAAGGCGCACTCAAGCGATGTGATATCGGGTTGGCATTGCTGCTGTTGCCCGGCAAGAAAGACGCCGGCGCGCGAGGGCGTCGACATGGGTATCCCATAGGCGCCGCTGGAATCGAGAAACACCGTGATGGTGACGATGGTCGCCTGCACGCCCGGATTGGCGAGAGCATTGCCGGCATGGCAGCAACCGGCCTGAGTGCCGCCGCCAAAATCCGAACAAGCGATCGACCAGCCGAGCGACGCGGCCAAGGCGACCCACGATGCACAATGCGGCGAGCCGAAATAGCCAACCTTGGCGCAGAGGTTCGGATACGGATCGCAATTGTCGGGCAGCCCGTATTCGGCGTTCCAGAGATCGAGAGTCGTGGTCGCCGAGGCGCAGAAAAATTCATCCTTGAGCGCGCAGAACTGGCCCTCGATCCAGTTGCGCACGGTGCCCAGCGCGGCGACGAAGCCGGCCTGCACGTAGCCCGCTGGCCAATCGCCCGGCGCCGGAATGCGATTGCCGAGCGACGCGAGCCACGCCAGGAAATTGGCGATCGTGCCGCCGCCATCGTTCGCCGGCCACGCTTTGCCGCGCGGCAGCAACGCCGCGGTCGCCTGAATGCTCTGCTCGAGCGTGGGGCAGGTGAACGGCGGCCGCGCCGAGGACGGGCAAGAGGTCATCTGCTCCGCTCCGGCACTAACTCAGAACGTCACGGTCCCGAGCACGGCGATCTGTCCGGCGGTCAAAGAGGTGTTGCCGGGGGAAGCCGAGAACGCCAAGGAGTCGGTCGAGCCGGCGCCGGCGTTGGCCGCATTGGCCGTTAGCGTCAACGTGGTGCCGGTATAGGTCAGCACCGTGCCGATCTGTTTTCCCGCAGTAATGTCGTAGACGTTCATGCCGGGCACAACCCAGGGATAGCCCGAGACGTTCGGCATCGTGACGGTGGCGCTCGAGGTCGAGATCGCGCCGGCCGCCGTAATCAGGCCAGCCACCACGCTCACGGTGCCGCTGGTGACGCCCGCCGCGTTGTCGACGGCCTGCTGGAGCCATTGCTGCAGGAAGGTGAACGGGATCGCGAGATAGGGCATCGACGCGTTCGGCGTGGCGATGCCGGCGACCTGCGACAGCCGAAGGAACGCCGCCTGCAGCTCGGCGATCACGGCGGCCTGCGTCGTCGGATTGGACGGCGTCAGTCCGGTGATGATGGCATTGACGGCGACCGGCGTCGGCGCCACGACGGTGACGGTGGCCGCGGACGGCTGGACGGTTTGTATGAAGGCGGTGATCCCGGCGATATCGCCGGATTGCGGGATGCCGTTCGCATAGAGGTTGTCCATCATCGGCAGCACGCGCACGGTGCCGATGCCGGCCCACAGCGGCTCGACAAACACGCGGGTGACGTTGCCGTTGGCCTGCTGCGTCCAGATCACATAGTCGGATGCCGCGCCTCCCTGCGGCGGATTTCGTTTCTTGAACAGGATGCGGTAGCGGAACGTCCCCGGCGGCGGATTGAAAGTGGCGCCGTCCTGTTCGACGTCGGTGCCCGCGGTCATGCCGCCGGTCGCGACCGTCGCCACCGCGGCGGCGTCGCCGTTCACGTCGGTGGTGCCCGATAAGATTGAAAGCGACGTGCCCGCCTGAGTGACCGTGTTTGATCCGGTGCCGACCGATTGCGCCGGCACGGTAATCGTGCCCGAGCCGGTGATCGACAAGGCGGCCAAGGCGATGAACCGCACGCCGTCGCTGCGCTGGAAGATGGCGCCGTAGGCGACGTCGTAGGAATCGGCGACGACGATCGAGATATTGCCGGCCGACGGCGTCGGCTGAAAGCGCGAGAGATTGATCTCGGCGCCGTGCAGGTCGAGGTCCGGACCGTCGGCGGTGAGCGCGAATTTTTGCCGCTGGATGTCGTCGGCGAAACCGAACAGCTCCGACGTCATGCCGCCGATCACCTTGGCGGTTGGGTTGACGTTGTTCGGCCACAGCCAGGCGTCGGTGCCCGGGAGATTGGCGCGGATCGCGTTGCGCGCCCGCGTCACCAGTTGATAGAGCGACGGGATTGGAAACATTTATGGCTCGCGCGACTATTTTCAGGCCGCGGCCGCCACTACCTGCTGCCACACCAGGTTGAACTTGCCGCTGTAGACCAACACGCCCTTCTCGCCGAAGAGATTGACGGAGAGCGCCAGCCCGTTGAGACTCGTGATCTCGGCCGAGCAATCGATCTCGACCACCGCGCCCTGTGTCTGCAGCGGCGCGAGCGCCTGCTCCGCAAGAGGAGCCGCCCAGGTTGCCGCCAAATTCAGCGGCATGTTCCAGAGCACCCACAGCAGCGAGCCGAGCGGCCCTTCGCCGAGATCGGTGCGCACGTCGACGCCGTCGCCCCACCAACCGCGCGGGTCGCCGTCGCGGACATATTGCGCCAACGGATGCGCCGGCGGCATGGCGGCGTCGCTGGACAGCGTCAGCGTCACTGCCGTCGCCAGCGCGGCATTGGCGGCGAGGCCGCCGGAATTCAGCGGCGCATTGCCGGCCAGCGCCCAATCGGCGACCGCGGCGGCCTCGTTCCAGTTCGAATCCCACAACAAGAACGGATCGGGCTGACAGGCCTCGTTCGCCCGAATGAGGATTTCCATGGCAAGCGGCCCATCTTACAGCTTGATCATCACGTTCCGGTAGGCGCGCGGGTTGACGACATTCATCACCATCTAGAGATTGTCGTGCCGGACCCGGATCCCGAAACAGTGAGGTTATTGCCGCTGCTCAGATTGGATGCGGGCGCATTGCTGGCATTCCCGTAGGTGCCAATCGTCGAACCGGTCAGCTTGTTCCCGTCGACGTAGGCGCCATATGCCGTTGTATGGTTGCGGATGAAATAGTCTGCTCCCGTCAGATCAATTCCAACATTGTTGACGATGTTGTTCGCGATCCCGTCGTTATGGATGCCGGTCAGCACGTTGGAGTTCAGAATCTTGTTCCCGTCGATGTTTCCGTGATTGCCAGTCGTGTGAATGGCATAAGAACTCCCGGTTAGGAGGTTGTCTTGATTGATGTAGCAATCGCGGATCGTGAAGCTATCTTCGCCGGGGTTCATCAGATTAATGGAGTTGGAGTTTTGCTCCAGGTAGACGCCGATGATCTGATTGCTGATGCCAGAGCCGCTGCTCGCGAGAACGCCTGTAATGCCCGCCGTGGTAAAACGGTCAATCTCGCCGCCCGTGATACGAATCTGATTGCAAGTGTCAGTCCACTGAATGCCAATCAGTCCGGTGTCAAGATATGGCTCGAACACTTCGCCGGGCCAACAGCGCAGGAACTTGATGCCGTTCGTCAAAAATCCAAGCCCATTTGCTGAGAAGATCGGGCGAATAAGGTACGGATGGTAGCAGTCCGTGAAAGAAATCGCCCAACCACTTCCCGACGATGTGGGCTGGAAGTAGCCGCCGACAATGCCGGGGTATTGAAGGTAATTGGTGGTTCCAACAAAAGCAAAGCAGCCATTTGTCCCATTGTATAGGAAGGTAGCCGGCCCCTCACAGATGATCAGCAACCGAGAACTGCCGGCGCCCGTGATGGTGATAAGCGACCCGACCGTATAGGTGCCCACCGGAATATAGAGAACGCCGGTGTGAGCGTTAGCCGAATTACAAGCGTCTTGAAGAAGCGCGGAGCAATCCGTAGCCCCTGTTCTGTCGGGCGCCCACTCCGCGAAATTGGTGAACGTCTCGAGTAGCGTCGTAAGCGGTAGCGCCACCGCGCCTGTGCCAAGCTGCGTGAATGTGCTGGAAGCGAAGGAGGCGGCAACAAACTCCGTAGTCGCCAGTTG